GGTCAGAGCGTCAATGGCGGATGACAGCGAGTTGACTCCTCTAGCAGCCAGGCCGTAGGGCCCTGGCAGCACAGCGAGTCCAGCTGACATTCCTTTTATGATTTGCAGCACCCTCCTCCAAAAATTTTCATTATCAATGAAAGCGACACCTACTGGGAGCTCCATAACTACTTTCTTGTAGATCTGGATCGCCATGAGGTCGCATGGAGAGAAGGTTGTGTATTCATATAGGCTTGAGCCAGCTAATACTTGGTACTCCACACATGCCCAAGTCTTGATGATGCAGGTATCTGCGGTGTTGGTGCCAACACCCGATATCTTCACCACCAAGGAATCAAACTGCTCATCGAGGCCAGGAAGGCACGAAGCACCTCCCAGCAACTGTCCGAAATCACCAGGCACTGGAAATGCTGGAATAGTCGGATTCTGCTCGATAATAGCGTTGAACTCAAAATCGGCACCAGTGCTATAACACGCTGTATATACACCTAAATTAAAGGGTCCAGTGTATTGATTAGCATTGGTAGCATTGCAGGCTTCCAATCCGGTTACGGCATACAAGCCGTTCGCCGTAGAGGTTGGTGCTCCGTTTCGAACTTGGACAGAGAGCGGCATCTTCCATGACTGAATATTACCGGTCCAAGTCATTTGGTTAGTGGTTGGCACCAGCTCAATATGATTGGACACGTACCTGTATTTAGTCACTACTGAAGCAGCCTGGAGTCCTGGGTTGCCTCCAAACATGCTAGCAGCATCGGAATAATGAACGGCTTGAAAGGTCGTCGAGGGCAGTATAGGCGTTCCCGCCCAACTATCGCTACAAAGTAAGAAACACCGGGACACGGCGCAAGCAATATGTAGGTGTCCACATTGGGACTAACCACAAATGGTTGCACCAGACGGTGTTTCTTAACTAGACTCTTTCCTTCGAAATTATCCGGAACTCCCTGGACGCGCACCTGATCAAAGTCCGGAGGCGCAAAGGCACACTTCAAGAATGCCAGGCCATCCGCACTGATCCTGGCTGAACCAAGGATTTGGCTAGCACGTTGAAGCTTTGCAACGCGGATTGCTCCGCTAGAGACTCCAGGTGCTTGAATAGAAGGATAGACTCCTTCGCTCCTGTATGGAGTATTTGTACCTCGCCGCATTCGCCGCTTGGCACTCCTACTCATGGCAGAGTTTTGTGTTGGCTGTTTCTGCTTAACAGCCTTGTTGTTTGAGGGTTTAGAACTCATCTTCACTTCTTGCGTCGTAATGAGGCCCCTCCACCTCATAGTAGCCCACTGATTCTATCAGCTCGAGAATGCGGTCGTAGTCTGGTCTTGATGACAACTCGTCAGCAAACCCTATCATGCTCGCTCTAAACTCCAGAGAATTCCTCGGTTCCTGATGCAACAGGTTCATGATCATCTTCTCCTTGTTGAGCGCGTAAGAGTAACCAGGCCCATAGAGTCTGCTACAGAATTCGAACTCAGTTTCAACTGTTTCGTATTCTTTGCAGACTATTCCTAGTCGTCGATACTTGGCTTGAGCATCTTCTACGGTATTTTCCACAGAATCATCTCCTGCCGCGATCGTCTTTCTGGAACCTATTAGGTCAG